GCTATAGCAAGGAGCCTGCTTTATTTGTGCAAGAGGTGCTTGGCGTAGAGCCATTGCCGTATCAGGCAGAATTTCTGGAAGCGATTGCGTCTGGCGAACGCAAGATTAGCATTCGGTCTGGTCATGGTACTGGTAAGTCTACAGCAGCATCGTGGGCAATGCTATGGTATTTTTTGATGCATTACCCAAATAAAGTTGTTGTAACTGCGCCCACTAGTAGCCAGCTTTTTGATGCCTTATTTGCAGAGCTAAAACGCTGGATAAACGAGCTTCCAGAGGGCTTGCAGAGCATACTGAATACCAAGTCTGACCGTGTGGAGCATACGAGTGCGCCTGCGGAAATGTTTATATCTGCTAGAACGTCACGCGCAGAAACGCCTGAAGCATTGGCTGGGGTTCACTCTGAGCATGTTATGTTGGTGGTGGATGAAGCCTCTGGTGTACCTGAGCAGGTATTTGAGGCTGCTGCTGGCTCTATGTCGGGTCATAACGCGACTACGATTATGCTGAGCAACCCCACGCGAAGCAGCGGTACGTTTTTCGAAAGCCAGACGCGCATGGCGGATAGCTGGTGGACGCGCCGTTGGTCATGCGTGGATAGCCCTCTTGTGAGCGATGAGTTTGTCGATGAGATGCGGCTCAGGTATGGCGAGGAGAGCAATGCGTTTCGCATTCGTGTGCTGGGTGAATTCCCGCTTGCTGACGATGACACGATTATTCCGTTTCATCTTGTGGAGAATGCCACGCACCGCGATGTGCAGATTGATGAGGATACCAAGTCGGTCTGGGGGTTGGATGTAGCACGCTTTGGGCAGGATAAGACTGCGCTGTGTAAGCGTCAGGGTCCGATTGTGTCTGAGCTTAGAGCTTGGTCTGGGTTAGACTTGATGCAGACTGTAGGTCGTGTTGTTGCTGAGTATGAGGCGTTACCGCCTAGCAGACAGCCAACGCAAATTCTTGTCGATAGCATTGGCGTAGGCTCAGGTGTGGTGGACCGCCTGCGTGAGATTGGCCTGCCTGTGCGTGGCGTGAATGTTGCTGAAGCGCCAAGCATGGGCGATACTTATCTTAATCTGCGGAGTGAGCTTTGGTTCAAGACAAAGGGTTGGCTTGAGGATCGTTCTTGTAAGCTGCCGAAGAATGACCAGCTTGTCGCAGAGCTAACCAGCATTCGCTATAGCTTTACCAGTTCAGGCAAGATGAAAGCTGAGAGTAAGGATGAGATGCGCAAGCGTGGCTTGGCTTCACCTGACTTAGCTGATGCGCTGTGTTTGACGATGGCTTCCGATGCTGCAACTGCGTTATCTGGGTCATTCTCTAGCTGGCGGGGCGAAATTAGAAGGAATTTGCGTGGAATAGCGTAATGTGATACGTTTGCAGCAAAAGGAGTTAGCTATGGCGTATGGAAAGAAATCTGGTGGTTTTAAACCATGTAAAGGTTGTCCCACACCTGCAGCGTGTAAGCGTAAGGGTAAATGCATGGCTAAGGCTAGGAAGTAATGGCAAAGGGTCTTTATGCGAACATTCATGCTAAGCGTAAACGCATTGCGGCGGGAAGCGGCGAAAAGATGCGCAAGGTTGGAAGTAAAGGTGCGCCGACTGCCAAGGCGTTTAAGAAAGCTGCTAAAACAGCTAAGAAGAAAGTAAAGAAGTAATGTAATGTTTACCGCGTTTGTTCTCTTGTGCGCTCAGAATTACTGCTTTGCAGTCGGTGGCCCTGCGTATGTTGATGAGAATGAATGCATTGCTGATTTTATGCAGAACGGAGTTCCATCTTTGCAGATGAAATATCCAACGTATACAATCAAGCAAGTTAAGTGTTATGAATGGGAAAAGCAGGTGAAGTCGTAATGCCGTATTCTAAGTATAGCCCAAAGCAAAGAAAATTAGCCGCAGTGGCTCCACCACGCAAGAAAATTACTGGCGCAGACTTGAAAAAGCTGAGCAAAAGCAAAAAAGGTAAAAAGAAATGAACCCTCTAGGATTACTTGCAGGACTAGGTGCTTTGAACGCGCTAAGCGGCGGTGAGCTAGGCGCAAAGTTTGGCGGTAAGGCCGCGACAGGCAAGCGCTTCACTGGATTACTTGACATGTTAGACGGCGGTGGCGCTGGCGCATCTGGGGATAAGTTTGAGGGCGGCGGCTTATTGTCTATGCTGGGTAACTTGTTTATGAAGCCTCTTGAGGCGCAGGATAAAATAGAAGAGATTGCAGCACGCACATCTGCGCGCGATATGCTTAGACCAAAGCTGCGCCCGAATATGACAATGGGTACGCCTATCACTGAATATAGTGACAGCTTACTTGCCCCCAAAGTTAATCAAGACGTGTACGGCATCGGTCAGGGTGGCGAGTTTGCAGGTACAATGACTGCTCCAGATACGTACAACATTGGCTCTGCTGGTGAGTTCGGTGGGCTTATGTCTCCAGCAAATATGCCTCGCCCAAGCGCAACCACTGCAGCACTAAGTCCAACAGGTGACATGGCATCTGGTGTTGCTCCAGTGTCGCCCATGTCAGATCAGCTAAGCCCAATAGCCCCAGCAACGCCGACAGCACCTTATCCGTCAGGCATGTCGCCTGCTGCGCCATCCATGCCGCAGGGCATTATGTCATTCCGTGAGTTTGTTGATGCGGAGCGTGCAGCAATGTCTGGCGCTGATCTATATGTTGATCCAGCAAACTATCGTCGCGGTTATGCGCGGTACTTGAGTTCTATGGGTATCAACCCAGCAACGATGGGAATGTAATGCCTAAAGACCCCCGCCTCGCCCGCGCTGGAGTATCGGGTTATAATAAACCCAAGCGCACTCCAAGCCACAAAACTAAGTCACACGTTGTTGTGGCTAAGGATGGCGATAAGGTTAAAACAATTCGCTTTGGTCAGCAGGGCAAGACGGGCGATAAGACTATGACAAAGCGTGCTAAGTCGTTTAAGGCAAGGCATGCTAAAAACATTGCCAAGGGCAAGATGAGCGCCGCATATTGGGCAGATAAGGTTAAGTGGTAATGGCTATTACAACCTACGCAGAACTAAAGACCGCAATCGCCAACTGGTTAAACCGCGATGATCTTACGAGTGTTATTCCTGATTTCATCAGTCTTGCAGAGGCTGACATGGATCGCAAAGTGCGCCACTGGCGTATGGAGCAGCGCAGCACAGCGGCAATCGACGCAAGATATACTCAGTTGCCCAGTGGTTTTATGGAGGCTGTGCGCTTTCACCTAGATGTAGATGAGCGCCCCATTGAGCTAGTCACGCCATTAGCGCTGCAGTCTTATCGTAGAGGTGGCGCGGACACGACAGGTAGGCCAAAGTATTATTCTGTGATTGCGGGTCAGCTTGAAGTTTGGCCTACGCCAGACAGCGCCTACACAGGTGAGCTATATTACTACGCACGCACCACACCATTGGACGATAGCAATACCTCAAACTGGATTTTGCAATACTTTCCAGATGCGTATTTGTATGGTGCTTTGATGCATTCTGCGCCTTACTTGGTTGACGATCAGCGCACGACAGTTTGGGCATCGTTGTACCAAAGTGCGATTGATGGTATCAATAGTAACAACGAAAAAGCCAAGTTTGGCGGCTCAGGCTTGCGGATGCAGGTCAACACATTCTAGGAGAAAGACATGGCAACAATTTCAGATTATGTGCTAGACGCCGCACTGTCCAAGCTGGACTTAGAGGCAGATCGCATAGACATTTGCTCACAGGAGCCTACGACATACACAGAGGCGACAAGCACCTATACGCTAGGCAATAGCACCTCAGTATCGTTTGGTACGCCAGAGGATGGTGACACGTCAGGCCGCAAAACAGCCTGCGCAGCAATCACAGATGGCTCAGTGACAGGTTCAGGCACAGCAACGCATTACGCGATCACAGACGTATCTGCGACACGCCTGCTTTGCACAGGTTCGCTGACAACATCGCAGGCGGTTGTGTCTGGCAATACATTCACAGTTGCTACGTTTGACGTAGAAATCCCTGATCCAGCATAAGGTGCAGCATGGTCGTACTAGCCAATAGAGTTAAGGTCGCTACGGCAACCACAGGCACAGGCACTGTAACGCTTGGCGCAGCCTCTACAGGCTATCAGACGTTCGCGGATGGCGGTGTAGCTGATGGAGATACTGTGCGCTACACGATTGAGGATGGTGACGATTGGGAGATTGGCTACGGCTTATATAGTTCAACTGGGACAACCCTGACGCGCACGCTAATGGAAAGTTCTACAGGGTCGCTGTTGAACTTATCTGGCACCGCAGAGTTGTTTATTACTGCTGGCGTTGAGGAAGTGTATGGCTACGTCACAAGTACATTAGATGCAGATCGCACACTGGATAGCGGGGTTGAGTTTGACACGGGTAAGGGCTTTACCATTGCGGATGGCGTTACTTTGACGATCCCGACAGACGCGCAGCTTGTGATAAACAATTACACTGAGAAAAGGCCATTTTAGGAGATAGGAAATGCCCCTTAAAATTAACTCAACAAATGGCTCAGTAACGCTTACGCCAGAGGATGGCGTGGGCAATGTTGATATTACAGTTCCGCGCAGCCCAATCGTGGGGCAAGATCACGCTGGCGAGTTAGTTGTTGATAGCTACAACGAGCGTTACGAGGCCGTTACGTCTACATCAAACGCAACTACTGTTGACTGCGAAAACGCAAACTCGTTTAGCCACACGCTGACTGAAAATACAACTTTCACGTTTAGCAACCCACCAGCCTCTGGCACTGCATATACGTTTAGCATTGAGATAATTCAGGATGCGTCTGCGTCAGGCTACACGGTAACTTGGCCCACATCTGTTGATTGGCCCAGCGCAACCGCGCCTACGCTAACTGCAACGGCATCTGCGAAAGATTTGTTTGTGTTTTACACCCGTGATGGCGGCACAACTTGGTATGGCTTCACGGCTGGTCAGGCATTGGGGTAGGTTATGGCGACTAAGAAAAAACTTCTTGAAGCTGCTGCTGGTGCAGGTGGTGTTGATAGCTATTGGATAAACCTGTTAGGTGGAACTTCAGTTGACGTTGGCAGGGGAGTAGCTATAGACTCTTCAGACAATATTATTGTTACTGGTTACACTAACTCAGATGGTGCTGGGACTGATGACGCCTTAGTGGCTAAATACGATTCATCTGGCACACTTTTATGGGACAAAACTCTAGGTGGAGCTAACGCTGACTATGGTTATGGAGTAGCTATAGACTCTTCAGACAATATTATTGTTACTGGTTACACTCAATCAGATGGTGCTGGAGAACTTGACGTCTTAGTGG